TGTAGAAAAGAGGGACGTATGTTTGTGCCAGCAGAACTACACCACATTCGGGACATAACAATGTTTGGTCTAGGTCAAAAAGCAAAACACACGCAAGTTTTACCTTTGTGTGTAAAACATCACCGCATAGGAAAAGAATCTTTTCATCACAATAGTAAGGGATTTAGTAAAAAATGGGGTAGTCAAAAAAAGTTGTTGAAAGAGACTATAGATTTATTAATACATGATAGTTACTTTATGGAGGAATAATATGAAGATAGTAAAAAGAAATGGAGAACTACAAGATTTTGATTCTACAAAATTAATTAAAACAATTAATGCTGTTTATAAGACAGTTGAAACTTTACAAATTATTAATCAAATAGAGAAAGAATTAAATACCACACGATTTAAAGAATTTTACCCTAATACTGAAAATATAAAAGATTTAGTTGAAAAATATGTCATGTTAAGTAAAAACAAACAAATATAAGCTGTTTTATAATGTTTTTACCTATATCTGAATGGTCTTACCCCATTTATTAGACAAGTGCTTGAGAAAGGGCTTAAAAAGCGTTAGGAAGCGTATTGTTTATTTGGAGGTTTTTTTAAGCCCTTTTTTTCGTGCTTTAACTGAATTAGCGTGTTTTTTTGCCATTTCTGACTTTCTACTAGCCATTGATTGAAAAAA